CTTCGGCTCCATCCATATCATCAGGTCCACTAGCCAGTCTGTCAGCTTGTCCAGCAGACGGTAGATCAAGCCCCGCATTGGATGTGGCCTCCAGCTCCTCGTCTACATCAAAGTTATCGCCCAGCACATCGCCTTCGGCCAACTCACGCAGCAGGGTCTCCTGGCTGATGGTGCCAGCGGTGTACAGCGACAGCAGCGCGGTAATGTCCTGCGGTTCAAGGCGTGCGCCGAGGAAGTCGCGGTTAACGTAAGCGCTGCCGGCGGCGGTGGCATTGCCGAGGTACTGCGCGTGAAACTGCAGGCAGTTGTCGATCATGTCCTGCATATTTTGCGCGATCACCATCATGGTGCTGTCGCCTTGGCTGCGGTCAATGCGCTTGGCCTCTGCCGTCTCGGCGCTCAGCTTTTGGCCTAGCACTGCCGACAGCCCTAGCTCATTGATCTGCAACGCAAGCTGCTCAAGACGGCGGAACTGCGCCTCAAAGCTGCGGCCTGCTGGTTCGATGTACTCAGCGCGGCCTTCGGCGGGGAATGCGATCGCCTCGCCAGGTCCGGCTGATACCTCTTCCGCTGCTGACGGGAACCCGTAGAACGCCAGCATCGGCACTGCTGAGATGTGCAGTTGGTTGTCGAGGTCCGACTGCACTTGGTAGGTCTTAAGGTTTAGCTCTGCGATGTCCTCCAGCGGTGGACGTGACTCCATGAAGCCATGCCGCTGCGCGTAGGCAATGCTGAACGGGATCTCGCTGAGACTGGTGCGGCCTTCATCAACGACGGTGAACTCACCGCTATCGGCCTTGCGGTGGATGCGGTACTCGCCAGGCGTTAGGACGCGCACCTGCTCGACTGCCTTCTCGCCAAACTCGCCATCAGGCACTGTGACAACTTCAGATAGCCGCAACTGGGTCAGCACCTGCCGGCCTTCTTGCGTCTCGGTGCGCCAGCCAAGGATCTGCCTAGGCGTGTAGGTCACCCAGTAGGGGCGACCCCCATTAGCTGGTGCATCCACCAATGTACCAATGTGGCCATAACGGACCATCTTGCGGGCGGCTTCATAGGTCCAGACATTGAGATCATTACCTTGCAGGTCGACGTCGAACAGTTGCTCGCGGATGATGTCTGCGGTGTCATCTAGCCGCACTGGCTTGCGGGTCAGCATGCCGCCCAGCATGCGCTCTAGGCGGATGTAGTACGGCGGGCAAACGCTACGGGCTAGGCGGTTGTCGTAGGACTCGTCTAACTCGCGTGGCTCTTGTGGCAGGTAACGGCGATGCTTTTTGCGCATGCCATAGGTGCCTTGCAGCAGATCCTCAATCAGCAGCCAATGCGGCTCTTGCGCGTACCAGCTTGTATTGGGGTCGTTGACCTTCGATACGGTGCGCTGTGCTAGCGGCCGGTCGTAGAAGTTGTACCCGCTATACACGGCCGCTAGCTGCTGACAATGGTGTCAGTTTACGGCTTCAGTCCCTGATGACAGGCCGGGTGGTTGTGATGCGCCTCGGCGGCTTGGTCACGGCCGACGCTGATGCCGACGGCGTACATCATGAACAGCAGCGCTAGGGCGGCGCAGCGATTGATCCAAGGATTGGTGGTCATGGTGGTGTGGGTGGTGGCCTCGTCGGCCGTGAGCAAAAGATACCAGCGTCTGCCGCCGTGGTCAACCCTAGTAAAGCCTGACGCCAGTGCCGCGGCCAGCGCCGGCATGCAACGGGTTGAACTCGCGCCACACCAAGTAGCCCAGTGCGTCGTTCATGTGGTCAAATCCGGCATCCTTGTCCGGCTCGCCCTTGTCGCTGTAGCACTGCAGCTCCAAGCACTCAATCACGCGACGGCAACCTTGCGCCACCTGTAGCCGGACTTGCCCTTTGCCGTTCTCTAGCAGTGCCTGCACGGATGCCACCCGATCACGCACTGGCGGGTTGCTGCGTGGTGACTGGTTGGACATGCCATAGGACTCCAGGATCTGAATGTCGGTATGGCTGGCGTTGGTGCTGCGGCTGCCACCGCTCGCGTCGGGGTAGATGTAGATCTGCTGCTGCGGGTGCCGGCGACGGATCTCTTGCGCCAAGGCGTCAGTGTCATGGGCACCTGCGATCTCGTCGATCACCAGCAGGCCGTTGTTTAGCCGCACAGCGATCACCGCAGACATATTGCCCACGTTGAAGTCAATGCCAACCCGCACAGGCTCGCGGCTGATGTCCGGCATTGCGGCTGTGACATGCTTCGCCCGGTCGAAGCGGTCATATACCTGCCCGGTTGTCAGGTTGACGAACTCGCCGTCCAGGTACGCCCGCAGCAGGCTTGGGTCGTAGTTGGCTTCCAGTCGCTCGATGAAGTCCGGCGGCAGGTGCGGGTTGTCCGCCGTGCGCATCTTGATGAGCTGCCGGTCTGGCCGCTGCTTGGCTTCATCGCTGCCAAACGTGTTCCACATCCATCGGAACCCCTCTGGCGTCGATGCCGCGCCAAACTGCCGGACATTGCCGGATCGCAAACGGCCAAGGATCTTCGGAAATGCCTTATTGGCAATGCTTGGCGTCACCGTATCGATCTCGTCAGCCAAAACCCAGGCAAGATTCAAGCCGATGATGCGCGACCAGTTTTCAAAGCTGCGGCACAGGATCTTGGTGTCACCGCCCGGCAGATGCAGCATGTACTCCGGCAACGGCGACGCCCTAAACGTGTACGGGATGTCGTACGCCTCAAGGAACGCCTCAAAGTCCGTCTGCCAGATGTCCCGGATCAGCGGACCAGTTGGCTCCATCACGCACCCAATAAAGCCCTGATTGACCGCCGCCAGCATCACAGCTTTAGCGCACAGTGCTCTGGTCTTGCCCGCGCCGTAGCCCGCACTGATGCCAAGGATCTGCGTAGCGGTGTCATCCACAAACGCAAGCTGCCCAGGGTGCAGGTCAGCACGAATGCGAGCAACTAGGTCACCCGTATCCTCTGGCGTCTGCTGCTGCATGAACGCAAGCAGCGGCACTGGTTCGCAGATGCCGCTGACAATGCTCACGACATCTCAAACCGCAGCAGCCGGGCTTGCTTGTCCAGTGCAATCAGCGCGGTGTTGAGCTGATCTTTCTCGGCAGCGCGGCGTTCGTATTCCATCGCTCGTGCAATGGCAGCCTCTAGCCACTGGGACCGCTCCAGCTTGGCATCAGCAGACAGCAGCTCACGAGCGCGGGCAATATAAGCATCAGCTTGACGCTCACCGACCCCCCAGTTTTCTGCGGCAAACTGAATGATTTGCTTTCTACTGTGAGCGCGCAAGAGCAAGTCATAGACAGCATTTGTGCGCTGTTCTGACTCTGTATTGTTGCACTTGCGCGCCATTGTATTACTCCCGGATTTGAATCGGCATGATGAGATACGTCTGCTCTGTCATGCTAGTCGGCCTTAGTACGACCGGCGTCGTTGCGCTATTGGCCGACAGTGTAACACTCTCCGCTTGGCGCATGGCCTTCAGGCCATCAAGCAGGTAATGCACATTGAACGCCCAGGTACCGGTTGCAGTGCCTTCGTAGGTGATCAGCTCTTTGCCGTTGTTGGCATCGGCCTCGGCGGTGATGGCCAGCGCACCAGCAGCCGCGACAAGCTTGACCACGGAATTATGCGCCTCTGCGATCAGCGCGACGCGCTCTAGGCAACGGGCAAAGCGGTGCCGGTCCAGGGTGATGGCGTGCTCAAAGCTGGCGGGCACGAGCGCTGCCACATCGGGGTACTTACCGTCAAGGAGGCGGCTGTAGATGGTGATGCCATCACCTGCATCGATGACCGCCTGACCGGTTGCCGCTGCCACGGTGACCGTCCGATCCTGCAGCAGCTTCATGGTGCTGGCGGGCAGTATCAAATCAAGGCCGTCCGGCAGCGCCACGGGCACACGCATCATGCGGTGGCCGTCGGTGGCCTCCATGAAGCCGGCTGCCATGTGGATGCCTTGCAGGATCTGCTTGCTGCTGTCGGTGCTGACGGCAATCATGCATGCACGCGCACCAGCGGTCAGGTCCAGCTCAGCGCTAG